AGAATGTCCATTTTCTGAAAGTTGACAAACAAATTATAAATAATTATTAAAAAATATCATTTATAGTTATTGTCATTAAAATACTTATTAAATAAGTATAAACTCTTATCTGGTACAGGAGATGGAGTAATAGGTTTTGTTAATGATTGATCTCGTTTGCGAGTTTTTTTAATCTTAACATTAATAGGTATAACTAATGATTTTGTTTTATTATAACCTATACAATTAGATAGGTCGGTAATATATGAAGAATCAAAGCTACCGGATCGACCATCAAAGCTACTGGATCGACTATCAAAGCTATGAGATCGACTATCTACACTGTCTTTACTATTAAATCGTATACGCTCACCCATATATATACTATAATAAAAAATATTTATATTTTTTGCAGATAAATAAGATTAAATTACAGTTCGTTTATATTGATTAGACATGTTCGTTTATTATCATTATCATTATCATTATCATTATCATTATCATTGCTATTTTTTGGTTCATAAACACGTTTCCATGTGGTGTCATTTTCCCAATCTAACAACATATTTGTATAATTAGTTGATTTAATTTGCCGAATACGGTAATTACATTTTTTATAAAATCGTCTGCGTTGAACCCATTGTTTTTGAAAATTATCATGAGTATCTATAATATCAACCACGATAGGGTTTTTATGTTTAACTCGTAATATTCTTCCCACAGATTGAATAATATCAGTTTTAGGAGTGACCATAACTAAAGTGGTTAATGATTTAATATCGAGAGCTTCAGCAGCCATAGCATATGTAGCTAATACAATTTGCTTACTTTCAGATTCCAATAATTTATCTTGTTTCATACCACCAATATAATATCCAACAGAGGCAATTTGTTGATGATTAATAGCTTCATATAAATAGGTAAGTAGTGAGCGATTATGACATAAAATCATAATTTGATTATCAGGATGTTCATCAAATAAATCAGCTAATACCCTAATAATAAAGTCACTTCTAGGTCCAAATGCACATAATTTGACTATCATGGTACTAAATTTAGTATTTCCCCTAAAATCGAGCTCAGTTGTATTAAATTCTGCATCATTAGATACATATTCAATAGCTCTAACACATACAGGATCGTCGTCTTCGCGTTTTTCTTCATAAATTTTGTTGCCAATAAACATATATAATACACGTGTTAACTTATCTTTACGGTCAACAGTAGCAGAAATACCTAACATGTAAGGAGTGATAGTTTTAAAAAGAGTCCTAGAAAACTGCTCACTACCAATACGATGTACCTCATCTATAATAGTCAATCCAAATGATGTAAATGTATTAGAAGGATAATCCTTATCATAAAGAGTTTGAATCATGCCGATAACAACATCTTTATTTTCAATATCAAAAACTTTGCCTTGTATTTTTCCGATACGGGCACTTGGTAGGAAATCAGTCATACGTTCAATCCATTGGTTCATTAGAAATTCTTTATGAACTAATATAAGTGTTTTGGTGGATAATATAGAAATAATTTTCAAAGCCATAATAGTTTTACCTCTACCGCATGGTACTTCTAGTATACCTCCACCACCAGGATTTGTATTATTACTAGATAATGGTGTAGAAACATGCTTACAGTAAATATCTACAATTTTTTCTTGATAATCTCTTAAAGGCAATACAAAAGGCACATCAATATGGTCACCTATTTGTATATCACATTTATCCGGCTTTCCATAACGCTGAATACCATAAAAACGTGGTATATAAATTTTATTATCATTTTCTCGATATACAGGGAATGCGGTAGAATTGTCATTACCAAAACTGGCACCCTGTATGATAGGTTTTAAAAATAAATCTTTTTTTAAGAAATCAATTTCTAATTTAGGCAAATTTGTTTTTGGTATAGTATATCCTTTTTTCCCGATATAAGATATTAATCTAATTGATTCTTTGTCATCATTATTAATAGAATAATTATCTATTGGTTTAGCATTAGACTTAATTGCCCACTTTTTCATTGCAATTATATTTGTTATGCATATAGTATTTAGGACATTTTAATTCAATTTTACATTTCACAAAATATAATACTAATGTATATATCATGAAAACGCCAGACTTTTTAAAAAACATTAATCAACTTGAATTAACCGCAGCTGCAATCCTAATTTTGTATATTGTTTTGCCAATTAATGCACCCAGAATGATATGTAAAATAATAGATGGACCAGTTGGTATGGTAGCAGTATTTGCTATAGCCGTGTATTTATTCTTTCATGCTAATCCATTATTAGCAATTATTTTTATATTTGCTGCTTACGAATTAATGCGTAGATGCGCTGCTACTACCGGTGTGACAGTTATTATGAATCATACCCCTACCCAGGCAAAGAAGGATTCTAGTATGAAAAAAATGAATCCCGAGAAGAATACAACATTAGAGGAACATATTGTTAGTAAAATGGCACCTATTGGTGTAAGTGAACCAAGTGTTTTTATGACAACAGAATTTAGCCCTGTTGCTGATGATGTAGGAACAGCATCCATGTATAAATAAGTATGTAATCATTATATGATGTAATATTTCGAGTAATTACATCATAACAAAACTAATTTAGGTTGATATTACTTTTTCATAACTTCAACTAAAACCGGACTAATCATAAAAATAGCAAGACTAGAAAATATAATAATATTATCATTATCATAATCATACTGATCTTTACGTTTTTTATAGTCAAGATAACCGTCAACTTTCATTAAATCAGCTTCATCAACTGAATCTGTTTTCTTTTTTATCTCTTCAAATTCTGCAGTAAATTCTTTATATTTTTTATTAGTAGCGATATAATAAAACAAGTAAAACAATGAACCTAATACACCAATGGTTATCCAAAATTCTTTTGATGGTCCATATCTCTTAACAGCCCCTATAGCTGCGGTAAATACAGATAAATTTATTATTCCATTAAATAGATTACCAAATGAACCATCGCTAGTATAGTTTTTTCCCATAAAGTTAGGATCTGTTCTTTTATCATTAATCAATGCAAAAGATATAAAATATATTAAAAGCAATGCTACACCAACGTTCGCTAGAATTGAATTTCCACGACTACCTACACCCATTCCAATAATAATGGCAGAAACAGAATAAGCAAACACCAAAATAGTAATTAAAGTATTAATACCAATAATTTGGGATTGTGCCGTATTATTCTCGGATGACCCAGTCTCTGCGTTTTTAATATCGTCAGTGTTGATAATTTTATCAATAACAATAGTTTTATAAATACCAGGAATAGCACTTTGAGTTATTAACGCGAATATAATAATGAGTAAAAAATTGGATATACTCTTAAAATGATCAATTCGTTTTTCTTTACTAGCATAATCACTGCTAATTGGAGTAGTAATACTAGGTATCTGTTCATTCCCATCTTCAACATAATCACATTCCATATAATAATTTTCATTTCCTTCCTGAAAATTTTCGATAGTTTTGGAAGTAGAAAAAATATTACCAATATTTGAAATAAAATTTTCGGTAACATCCGCACCAGTAGAAGGAGTATCAGTAGATATATTTATAATTTTAGGATCACATGACGGATGTATGTTGAATAATTTTGTAGAGGTGGATAATTTCTTTTTAAAAAATTCAGCAGTTGGTACATTAACCTTAATAGGAAGAGTATACAAAAATACATGAGTTTTTTCATCTTGTTTATAATAAATACATTTGGTCTGTTTCTTAATTTCAGCATCTATATTAAATGAAAAATCGGAAACAGATTTACCAGTGATTAGATTAACGGTATTATCGATAGAATTATCCATAATTTTCCCAGGATGTTGTTGAATAAGAAAGCAAGTATATACTTTTCGACTTTGATCATTTGCATTATAATGTTGAAAAACTAGTTCTCCAACAATATCCTTAGTGTCAGTAGTTAATCCTGAAATATTATTATGCAACAGTCCATACATAAATATATTATTAGCAATGTATTGGCTAGGTTGTAAACCAGAATAAACAAAGTTAGCTTCACGGCTATTATAATTTATTTTATAGAAAGTATCATTGTTCGGTATATTATTATCATTATTAAGTTTGTCATTTTTTTTTTGCAAATTTTTTAAGGAATTCTGGGTATTGGTTTGTTTAACAATATCAGTTAACCGAATATTAACACCCGAATGTATAGATTTTATACTATTGGTTGTTAAATTACTTTTATCATCGAGATTAAAGAATGACATAATACACTATACACTAAAGGTATAGTTTATTTTTCAAAAAGGGCTAAATTATGCAGGAATATAATTAAATTGTCCATTTTCGTACATGGTAACAGAGAATGTATCATTATAACCCTCTACATATACCATATCATTATTATATATGCTATCACAACCATATTCACTAGTGCAACTTTTTCCGTTAAGACTAACAGGTAGTTTTGTATTGAGATTACCACTTCCAGAAATGGTATAATATTGCCATTTGTCTCTTCCAGATAAATGTTTACGACCCATAAGTGGTAATATCATATCACCATCAATATTATTAGAACGAGTTAAAATACCTACCTGTTGGTAGTCTGTATTCATACCTCTGGTTTGTACATTAACGGGTATACCTCGAATATCTCCAGAATTTCTGGGATAAACAACAGAATTATTAGTAGGAGGAGAATAAGGATCGTTAAATATATCTTGTCGACTAGAAATAGGAACTAATTGTGGAATATTCGATTGAGTATTAACTAAAACAACCTTATCATTATTATTCCTATAATGAGAACTACGTAAATGACTATAATAAATATAAATTAATAATAATACAATCATAAATAAAACAAATAATGTCATATTTTCAATACAGATAATTCCAGGAACACATTTTTTTCCCATAATTACAATATATATATATATTATACACTGTTAAAATAAATCTTAATATTCATGAGATTCAGGAGTTAACACTGGCATTCCAAATATTTCTGCAAATTGTTTACTACCAATATCGAAGTATTTTCCAGGTCCTTTGAAATTATTAGGTATTTTTTCAGTAAATACTTTATTAACATCATTAGCAGCATCCTTAACGGCTTCTGTTTTTAGTCGTACACATAAATAGCATTTTTCCCGAATATGTTTTGGCCATTTATTAATGTTAATTTCCGTAAACATATATTGAAATTGGTTAAACACTTCTATTTTATTAGAAACGTGTTCCTCTAACCAATATAAATCAATAACGTCATTTGACAACGTTTTAATTAGCCATAACAAAATACGTATAGGTAAATAAAATATAGAAAGTATAACATCAATCAAATAATAAAATATGCAGGAGAAAAAGTTAGTAATATACTTAGCACCGCATTCAGTATAAGTACCAATAAATTCACCTATATATGCACTTATTAATCCTAAACTGGATGTGGCATCAACAAACGAAATACCTACTGCTTCGACTTCTTTTGCTACCCCTTTAAATACATTGTTAAATCCAGCGTTCATATTTCGAATACGCACAGGTACAGTGGTAAAGAAGCATATGAGTTGTTTAAAAACTCTAATAATATTTTGGATTCCATCAATAATATCAGAAACAAACCCCATAATTTATAATGTATTATAATAACATTATAAAAAATATTATCCAATTAGTGAACATGCCATGGTTCTCGAACAGATACCTTAGATGATTCCTTAAATTGTCTATCTGCTCTATGAAATTGTGTTGCTCCTCCTTTGTTCATAATTTCTGGTATTTTATTATTAAATGTATCAGCAACCTCATCTGCCTTTTTGCTAACAGCAGAGCTTTTTAATCTTTTACATACAAAACAGTCTTCCCGTATACTTTTTGGAAAATATATTAAATGAAACCCAAAAAACGAATAAAATATAGTATCCATTTTTTCTATAGCAATACTGATTTGTTCGATACGTTTATCAGCATTCATACCAAGTTTATATGAAAAATATTTAATGGGTTCTACAATTATTATATAACAAATATTCCCAATAGCTTTTAATATATAGAAAAAGATGCACTTATATAAATTAATTATAAATTTAATGATACATTCTGTTCTACTTATAGCCCATTCACCGCTGTATCCTACAAAAGTAGTAGTTGAATTATATCCGGCTTCAGCTGATTCTCCTAATGCTTTAAATTTCCCAGCAACTCCAGAAAATATATTATTAACGCCATGTGTTATATTTCGACCACGTTTTGGAATTGTCTCAAAAAAACATACAATACGTTTAAATGTTTCAATAACCATCATAATGCCATTTAAAGGTTTACGAAAAAGATTTTCGACAGCCCAATCAATTGCATCATTAATAGCTTCCTCGATCCAATCATCTATTCCAAAAAATCCTTCGGTTACCATGATTAATTATATAATTCGTAGTATACAATTAACCTATAGAAAAAAAACTATTATTACTACATAATAATATTAGTTTTTATGAATATTACATTTTACTATATTTTTCATATTTTTGTATGAAACCTTCTGCCTTTTCTAACAATGGTTCAATATCTTGCATACTTTTTGTAATACTAGCAGCTGTTTTTTCAAATGAAGCAAAATCCTTTTTAATTTCACTAGTCAATTTAGCTCTTTCTTTTGATTCTGACTCGGCTGTATTATTATCTACTTCACTAGCAGCAGCAGTAGCAGCACTAGCAATATCATTAGCAGAGGTAGACTCATCTGCAGTAGGTTCATCAGCAGCATCAATCACCTGTTTATCATCAGCATCATCACCAAGTACCGGTTTATCAACAGAATCATCACCGTCTACTGCTTCTTTCATATTTTGAGCACCTTCGCTAAATAATTTAGTATTATTATAATTTAATAAATAAGTAATACCAATAGCAAGAGTTAAAATAACAATCATGTTTTTGCTAAAAAATGAAGATAATATACCGACTAGTAATAGAGTTATAACCGAGTTAAAATCTTTAACATTTGCATACATGACAATATTATTTAATGCAATAAAACAAAGTGCGTATAATAATACGCGATTATGCAATACAGATTTAATAGGCAACTTTGCCAATAACTTTTTAATAGAAAGTTTCATTTATACTATATTGTATAGTACGAAATAAAATAAACATTCTAGTCTAAATATTTTTATTTTCATGAGTATCTTCATCATGATTGTAAATGGGTGGTATATTTCCACCATAAATTTCTAATACCTCTTTAACTACATCTTCGCGTTGAATATCATTATTTTCAAATTCTACACTAGTGATACTTGATGATCGTTTACCTTTGAATTTATCCAAAAAATCATCTAATCCATTTAAGTCATCTGGTCGATCGCGTTGCCCCAAATCTCCAGTAATTATAAGACGAGATTTCTCTCCTAAACGAGTTAATAACATCTTCATTTGAGATACAGTCGAATTTTGCATTTCATCAGCAACAATCCAACAATTTTTAAATGTTCTACCACGCATATAACCGAGTGGTGCAATTTCAATAATTTTATCTTCTAACAGCGCAGTAACTTCTTTTGGTGTAATAAACTGATATAAGATATCATAGATAGGTCGAACCCATGGTGCCATTTTGTCTTCAAGTGTTCCGGGTAAATATCCCAAATCTTCGTCAACAGACACCGATGGTCTAGTGAATATTAATTTCTCAATATTCCCCAATAAGAAATTTTTAATACCAAATTCAGTAGCAAACAGTGTTTTACCCGTTCCAGCAGGTCCAGTAGCAACAACAATTTTCTTTGATCTTTGGCTTAATAGATTATGATAATCTCGTTGCATTCCATTTTTTGGATGAGTAAAACGACCCTCTAATCGTTGTTTCTCTGCAGCCGACAAATATTGTATGTTTTCATATATATTTTTTTGATTTACCAAATTTGTTTCACTATCCTCATATTCATACTTATATTCATTTAATAAAACCTTATCGTTATGCTTTTTATATCTTTTATTTTTTTTTTTCGGTTCACCAACTGAATTAGAATTAGTTGAATGCATCGTTTTCACAATATAGTATCTCTGGAAAAAAAAATAGAATCTTGTACGCCGCCCACTTTGACACTGTAATTTTACAAAATATTATTAAATTGCAATGATATTAGAAAAGAAAAATTATAAATTCCTAAAAGATATCATTTATTAGTATTTGAATAAATGATAATATTAATATATTGTCACATATTTCGCTCGAGTTATGCATATATAATAGTAATTTATATAATTCCAACGAGTTCATAATATATTTTTTAAATAGAGATAAAATCTATACAGTATATTATTTAGTGAGTGTAATGGCTGATAATATTGATAATGATATTATGTTAAAACCTGACGAAAGTCGCTATGTAATGTTCCCTATTAAGCACGATGATATATGGCAAATGTACAAACGTCAGGTTGATTGTTTTTGGAGAGCTGAAGAAGTTGACCTATCTCGTGATTTAAATGACTGGAATACGCTAGAAAAAACGGAACAAAATTTTATAAAGATGGTATTAGCATTTTTTGCAGCATCTGATGGATTAGTTCTTGAAAATTTAGCTACTCGATTCATGGGTGATATTCAAATAGCAGAAGCTCGTGCTTTTTATGGATTTCAAATTGCAATGGAAAATATACATTCAGAGATGTACAGTATATTAATTGATACGTATATACACGATACTAATGAAAAAACGAAATTATTCGAAGCCACCCAGAATTATCCATGTATTATTAAAAAAGCTGATTGGGCTAAAAAATGGATTGACGATAATGACAGCTGTTTTGCAGAACGACTGGTTGCATTTGCAGCGATTGAAGGTATATTTTTTTCAGCATCTTTTGCATCTATATATTGGATAAAAAAAAGAGGTTTAATGCCAGGACTTACATTATCTAATGAATTTATATCACGAGACGAGGCATTACATACCGAGTTTGCCGTTTTAATTTACTCAAAATTACAAAATAAACTCTCACCAGACCGCGTATATAATATTATAAAGGATGCTGTTGATATTGAAATCGAATTTATAACAGAAGCTATACCATGTCGTATGATAGGAATGAATTCCAAATTAATGATACAATATATTAAATTTGTAGCAGATCGTTTATTTTTACAATTAGGATATAATAAATTATATAATACACAAAATCCTTTCGATTTTATGGAATTAATTAGTATGGAATCTAAAGTTAACTTTTTTGAGCGTACAAATTCGGAATATGCACTTGCTAATAAAAATGTAGATGAAGATGTATTTAGTTTTAATGCTGATTTTTAACTGTTATGTTCATGAGAGTCACCATCTAAAATAGGTGTTTCCATTGCACCTTTGTTAGATGGATAAAAGCAACAACATAAATATTTTTGCCAATATTTACGTTTACGTACTTTATAACCGAGAGATTCTTCCATAACTGATAATATAACCCCATCGCTCCCCATATTTGAATAATCGTCTCCTGTATACAGCATAATTTATAAAAATGTATACCAATATATATTGAATAAATATATATCAATTTTGTAGTACCATTATATATTACAATGAATAATAACATAAAAATGATATTAATAAAATTATACTATAATAACACAACAATGATTTTGTAGAATGAATACTAAAGTATTTTACAATCATATCAGAAAAACCAAATGCAGCAACATAAAGAAATACAGAATATAACTCAGCAGTCATTAAAAATAAACCCTATATATTTAGAAACATATTTTTCTAGTGATATAATATAACGAAGATGTTGATAAATAATTTACCACAATTATCACAAAAGCAGAAATTATATAGAGAAAATATGTGTAGTAAAAAACACGATGAACCATTTACAGTAAATCGTATTCCATATGTAGAGAACTTTGATACTTTACCATCCACATTATACAAATCTTCTTTAAAGAAGGATAAATTCTCAACCGAAAAAAATGAAGTAAAAAAATTAAATTTATTTATAGATACGTCTTTTAAACCGATAGTAAATGTACTAGCTGATAGTGAAGATAATGATGAATTACTAATAAACTCAACAACTTTACCAAAAATTAACAGAGTTACTAGTAATGACAAAAAAAAGGGTAAACACTTTATATTTCATGATATTATGCCAAATAAAATTACATCAATATATATTGGTGCATTAACTATTGTTGGATTATTTATTCTATTTCGTACTATTAAAAAATAGGCAAATGTTCCTAATAACAATCTTACTATTGTTATTAGAATTTAATATAAAATATTTAATCTTGGTGACGTTTATAAAGTTGCAATGCAGTCAATCCACCGAATATTTGTGCCAAACAATAAGGCAATACTTCATTCACGGGTAACTTTCCAGCAGATGCCATCGCGATGGTGACTGCGGGGTTAATGTGACCGCCAGATATTTTACTTGTAACCAATATGACCAATGCTAGAGCAGCACCAATAGCCAATGGGTTACCTGTTGCAAGAATTACGTAGATAAATAGGGCTGCGCCAAAAAATTCAACTAAATAACTGTACATGACAATATATATACATTAAGTATCGAAAAAAATTGATAAATTATTTGTACCAAACTAATTCAAAAGAAATTATGTGGTATTTAATTTTTATGATTGTGTATACTATTAGTGCAAACCTGTATATTCATACAAAAAATAATGAACGTCGTCCTATATCAATGATAAATGTTTGTACAAATTCAACCGGTTTAGTTTCTACTGTTTTTCCACAACCTATACATCAATATATTTAATGATTGAGATATGGACCATTATTACCATAATGATCTTTTACATGTTGATTATTAATTACCCCATTTACATTTGAATAACGTACTGGTGAGAAACTTGGCGTAGGGGCATTGGTAGTACGTGCATTTTTTTTAGGAGGAGCAACTGCACCTCCTGCACGTACTCTACGAAGAGCATCATTTGTAACATTCGTATCTTTATACGTAGTAAACGATAATAAATTTCCTTCTTGATTTAATGATCCTTTTCCCACTGCACCATCACGTCGTTTATTAATAATGCTCGAAGCATCTCGATTACCAAACCATTTCTTTTTCATTCTAATTTCATTAGTGATAGGAGAAGCTGGTGCAGTTTCAATATATGTTTGTCTTGACATATTAAAACTGCTTTCATTATTACTTGTACTATCTTTTAATGGCATTGGTTTTGCTCCAGAAAGTGCACCATTATTATAATTTTGAATTCTTTGCATCATATTATACATATCACTATTCTATAACATAGTGATATAAATTATATTTTCTTTACTAAAGTAGCAAACCTATTTATGATATATATTTGCGATCATGCTAGTTTGTTGTCATTATAGTTTTTGTTTGTTGCTCTCAACTTGCGAAAACGTACATAGTCGGATGAATCTGCCACAAATTTGGGGTTACATGATGCACCTTCTACTCCTGACGAATCACAGTTGCTTATAATAGAGCCAATACGGCTCTTCCATCCGGGTTTGCTTGCATTAACCTGGTTTGGACCACCACAAACATAATTTTTACGCGAAAGAAAATCACCTAAATTGTTTACCGCACGAAATGGTGTAATAACTCTCTTTTTACCGTTTATCTCACCAATAGCATTTTCTGTATTCCATCCACGACGTAATACTTCACGAGATGCTGTATCTTGACTACTTCTTGAACTTGTAATAGTTTGTTTTGGGGAAATTCCTTTTAATTCTGCCATTATAGTATATGACAATATTATTTTTGACTAAACTAAAAAAAATCAGTCTGGTTTAACTAAGTAGATTAATTAAAGAATAATCTACATGAAATTGATGTTGCGGTTATTGACCATCCTGACCATGGTGGACAAAACATCCATATATGAATATTTTGTGAAGTAGCGGGATTATTAAATAATTTAAGTTGTTTATTTAACTCACAACCACTGATTGTAAAACTATATTTATTTTTAGTATTTTCTTTATTATTTATAGTAAATGCTTTTACACAGGTTTCGTCATTGATTTGGTAACGAATATGTGCATGATTTGTACCACCCCAACCCTGATCATTAACATTAATTTTTATAATAATTTTAGAAAGTATAGTATCATCATTTAAAGTTGAATCATATTCAACTGGGTTTTTCAAAGTAATT